CCGGGCGGGGCGGTCGGCTTTCGCGCTTCGCCGTGGAGAAGTCCCAGCGGCGAAGTCGGCTTTCGCGCTTCGCCATGAAGAAGTCCGGGCAGCGCAGTCGGCTTTCCCACTTCGCCGTGTGAAACTCCCAGCGGCGCGGCCGGCTTTGGGGCGGCCCCCAAGGGGGGACCGAATCTCTGGAAGCCCCTGGCTGGAGACCGCCGCGCCCTTTCGCGTAAAAGTCCGACAAATCCGGGGCCCGGGGGTATCACAAAATAAATTGATTTTTTTACAAAGACGGGATTGACTTTTATTGACGAAGGGCTATAATATAGGCATCGTTCAGGGATGAACGGGGTGGCTCATGACCACATCACGCACGACCTGCAAAAAGGCTAAAATGCGACCCTACATACTGGCATTCGTACCAGCGGTGCAAGGCCAAATGAATGGAGGTTTGCATTATGAGCAACTATCTTCCTACTGTTTTCGGCGAGAACCTTGTGGACGTTTTTGACGATTTTGATCGCAACTTCTTCCGCGGCTTTGGCAACATCGATCACACTCTGTACGGCAAGCACGCGCAGAATCTGATGAAGACGGACGTCAAAGAGACAGAGGACGGCTACGAAGTAGACGTTGATCTGCCCGGCTTCAAGAAGGATGAGATCAGTCTTGAACTGAACAATGGTTATCTGACCATCTCTACGGAGAAATCTCTGGAGAAGGACAAGGAGAACAAGAAGGGCAAGATGCTCCGTCAGGAGCGCTATTCGGGCGTGATGCAGCGCAGCTTCTTCGTAGGTGAACACCTGACGGAAGAGGACATTAAGGCGTCGTATGAAAACGGCGTTCTGCATGTCATGATTCCGAAGAAGGAAGCGCGCAAGGTTCCCGAAAAGAAGACCATTCTGATCGAGGGCTGACATCTAGCACCCCGCCGGCAACGGCGGGGTGTTCCTTTATCCGTATAAAGCGTCTGATTTTACGGTCAGGCGCTTTTTCTATACTCTTTTTCAATGGGAGGCAGCATGAACACCAGCATGAATCTACAGCGGATCAGCGTCGATCGCCTGAAACCCGCGAAATACAATCCCCGCAAAGACCTGAAGCCCGGCGATCTGGCTTACGAAAAAATCAAACGCAGCCTGCATGAGTTCGGCTACGTGGATCCCGTTATCTGGAACGAGGTCACGGGCAACATCGTGGGCG